TTTGATTCGAATGTTTTAATTATATCTACAATTTCAGGATTCATATCTTATAGTTTTTCTGTATTTAGAATGATGTTAAGGAGTCTCAAACTTCTTGAGATAGTCCTTCTCTGTTTGGTATGGAACTATCTCACCGGTATAATGTTTCCATCCTTCTTGAATATCGGGAACTAACCATTGGTCAACACGATAACAATATTTCCAGTTCACCGGTTGTATACAATTCATCACAACTACTGTCCAAAATGATATGAGATAGTTCAGAATTGTATACATTATTCTTCCTCAATGTCCTCATCATTAATCATGAAATTATTTGCTAGAATTAAATTATCAAGACTTACAATTACTTGACGGATTTCATTCACACGTTTTGGACAACATTCAGGATCATAAGTATATCCTTTTGGTTCAACAACACCAATAGTAGTTTGTCTTTTAGTTGGTGTTACTTTAGCACTGAACAATAAATCATCGGGATCGATAAAGTAGTTTTTATATCGCATCGTATCAGTAAACAATGACTGACGAACTGCTGCTGCCTGATAGACAGTTAGTTCTAATGTTATATTTTTATCTTGACTCATAGGTCTCCATTGTGGTTTTCTACCTTTGTTTGCCTTACCACTACACATCACCTTCCTTTCGGACTTCGGAATGTCTTACGGAAAATTCTCCACCAGGATATCGTGATTTGAGTTTATCAACATTCATCTCAATGATATCATCAAGAGAAATATTGAGACCCATACATGCCTGTGCAACATACCACATAATATCACCAAGTTCACGTTTGAGATGAAACAGGTTTTCTTCGGTTACTGGTTTACCTTGGAAGATAATCTTCTTTATAATCTCGGTAAACTCACCTGCCTCAGCAGACATTCCTACAGCAGCAGTAAGAAGTCGGTGTGTTTCAAATCCTTCTCCACGAAGTTCTTGGATACGATTCTCAAAAGCATTAGCATCTTGACTAGGTTCAGATGTGACGGCATTCACAAACTCAAGATATGCGTCAGTATTTACTTTACTCATGATTCTAATTTAGATTGTTCTACATTGTATAGTTTCATTTTATCACAGTCAACACCAATTGTAAATGTTTGATTTTTATCGGGGTCGCTGTATCTATTTTTTACTTGTCTGAATGTATAAGAAGATACAGTTTTATCTGTAATTTCAATGCCAAATTTTATCGCCGATCTAAACATCGATCCTACACGATCTAATCGTGTAGAAACTAAAATAGGTATATTATGATCTATACAAGTTTTATGATACTGAAGTTGTGCCTCATTATCATTTTCTAAATCATTATTAGTACTATCAATAAGGATAATATCAGGTTCAACAAACATAGTATTTTCTATATCATCTTCATGTTGACTCATAAATTCTGCAAAAGATGAGTATTTATGATAGTCGTCAATAACTGTGAGATTGCCAAGAGTTTTTAGAGTTTGTACATTTAATCTATTAAAGAAAAGATTATCTTTATCATATAAATTTAAAATAGTATCATTTAAGAGATTTGCTTGAATCCTTTCATAAATTTTATATTGATATAATTCATCAGTAATGAAAAGAACATTTTTATTCTGTCTCATAGCAGAAGCTGCAACATGACATAAGAACAAAGTCTTTCCACCACCTGTGTTTGCAAAAAGATAGTTTATGGATCTATCATGCAAACCACCACATGTAATTTTGTCTAATACGTCAACTCCAAAACTAATTGGATTTTCTTTATAATTACGAAATTTAAACAAATCAAATTTCTTCACGAAAATTTAAATCCCTCAAATGATTTCTTAGGTCTGTCCTCGTTATTATACTCCTCTTCCTGCCCAGAGTCAAGTATATTATCTTGTGCTGACTGTTCACAATCATAGATACGCATCTTGGCACGATCAATTCCAACAACAAATCTTCTATTAGTTACAGTATCATTGTATCTATTTTTTAATTGCTTCACCATTATCTGTCCAATCTGTTCAAGTTCCTCAGTGCTAATAAGGGCAAACATAAGATCAGCAGTAGCAGGGAGACCAAAGGACTCAGAAGTGTCAGTAATGTCAACGTCAGAGCTACTATGACCAGAACGAGTGGTCTGGGTGGCAGATACGATAGGGACCTTGGTTTGTCCAGCCAACCCTCTAAGCTCCTCTGCAATAGACTTAATATATGAATATGAATTAATAGAACCACCCTGCTTATACTTAGAGGAAGCACATATATTAAGGTAATCAACGAAAATAATATCAGGTCTAAATGACTTCTTAAGTGCAAGTTCACTAAGCAATGCTTTAAAATGTCCACTATGTGCAGATGCTGTAGGGTATTCTTTAATTATAAGTGAACCCTGAGTTTTTGCTGCTAACTTGGTTATTTTATTTTCAAACGTTGACTTAGGCAAATCCTTAATACTCTTAATGGAAACATCTAATAAGTTTGCATCAATTCGTTCAGCAATTTTCTCTTCTGCCATCTCCATTGTAATATAGAGAACGTTTTTCCCTTGGAGCAACACGGAGCTAGCAAAATTGCACATGAATAAAGACTTGCCGACACCAGTACCAGCAAGCGCGATAGTAAGAGTTTTATTAGATATCCCCCCGTCCGAAATTTTGTCAAAATATTCCAAATCAAATGGAACTTTTTCTTCCTTTCTGTGATAATACTCATACCGTTCTTCGTAATTTTCTAAGTAATCATGTCCAATGTTGTTGTCAAAAGAAACTGCCAGTGCATCAGAAAGAATAGAAGGAATCGCATCCCTACTTTTCTTCTCATCGTTCCCATCTGCAATATGAATAGATTCCATCAGTGCAAGATAAATTGCACGATCACGACACCAATTTTCGGTAGTGTCTAGCAACCATTGTTTATCTACCGGAAAATCTGTAAACGAATTGCAGATGTTTCTGGTTTCCTTAATCTCACTCTCGTTTAGATCTGTCCTATTCTCAACCTCGATATTTAGTGCTTCTATTGTAATGGCAGAACCATAATTTACAATAAACTGAGTAATCTCCTCAAAGATTACTTTTTCACTTCTTTGCTCAAAATATGTTGGTTCTATGAATGGAATGACTTTACGAGAATATTCTTCGTTGCATAATAAATTTCTGAGAATTGTTGTTTCAATCCGTTCCATAAGAGAATTCTTTATTCGCGGCAGCATCAAGTTGCTGCATTACTTCTTCCGTAAAATATAGTTCAGGATCTTTTAGAATTGCCTTGGCATAAACTTTTTTAGTCTCACCATTAACGGTCATCTCATAACGACCGGCAACGTTCTTCCACATTCCTGCAAGTTCACCTAACTCAAGTAAACCATAATACCGATCAAGACCACGACGATCATAAAATAAACGAACAGTTACATCTTTGTTTTCCTTACTCAAACGCGACTTGATAGTTTTTGCTTTGATAAGGTTTCCGACAACTGATGTTCCTTCTTTTTCTTTTGACTTCGAAAGAAAAATGACTGAGGAAGATGCGTAAAATAATCCCGATCCTCCACCCATTTTCTTTGCTTCATATATGGACATTGAGTCATAAACATGATTAGTTACAATAAAAGGTATCTTTGCTTGCCCCATTTTAAGAGTCAACATTCTAAAAGCACCTTTGATTAATTGTGCTTTTGTCATATCTCTAGTAGTTTTTTCTGCTAGAGTATCTTCAATTTCCTTATTGGTTGAAAGATTACCTAAAGAGTCTAACACAAACATACAGGGTTTACGTTCTTCTTCGGGTTTTTTCTGATACATATCAACTGCCCTGAGTGCCTTACTACGGAACTCTTCGATAGTCACTACATTAACAACGACAAGACGATTAAGGTCAATTTCACGACTCTCTAAGAGTGACTTAGTGATAGCTGCCTCAGTATCAAAATAAAGGCAATATGCATCGGGATTAGTATCCAAGAAGTTCTTGACAACTGCGAGTGAGAAAAAAGTCTTTCCAGTAGAACTTTCCCCAGCAATTGCAGTGATTTTATTACCAGAAACACCCCCACGGATAGACCCAGATACAAGAGCATTAAAGATGAACGAACCAGTGTCAACGTATGTTTCAGTTTCGTCAATATCTGCTGCCAGTTTGGTAAAGTCATCTCCGATTTCCTTTACGATATCTTTTAAAAAATCCATTAAACAAAAAATGATTCAAGGTTTACTTTTTTTTCTGTGCTCCATCCAATAGAATCAAGTATAGATTTAATTGGTGACAGAAAACTTTTTTCAAATTGTAATTCATAATCTATGTATTTGTCAAGACCCAATTCATGTGGAAAATCTTGAATAAAAGCAATTACATTCTCTTGAATAGTATTGGGTTCCTTTAAATAAATATACTTAATTTTCTCACCATTATTAACAAGTGAATATTTATTATCAAGTTTATTCTTCTTAATATAATAGTTGAACAAAAGTGATCCACGAGCCTGAATAGAAATACCTTTACCTTTAATATAAATGTTTGAATGTGATTGCCACTTACGAACATCACTTACTGATCGAGGAAAAGCAATGTCTTCGGGAGGAAGTTTTTTAAACTCCTTGTGAAATTTATCTATGAAATCAATTACATCATCTTCCGATCCATTCATTATTATCTTCAGAGTATCTTTAATCATTTGACGACAAGGTGCTGGTGTTGAAGATTTAATTGCCTCAATACCCATAATTTTGAGTTTAGGTTCAGAATATTGAACACCTTCACTATTCCAGACATTAAGGACGTATTTCTTCTTGGCAGTCCAAATACCACGTTCTGCAATATTCTCACGTTTCATATTCATTTTTTGTTCATAAGAATTAACGTAATTAGCAAGTTCTGTGTAAGACTGACTAATAAACGGTTCTAACTTTTCCTGACATATTTTATCCAGTATTTGAACAACTTTTATTTTATCGTCAGATTTATTCCCAAAAAATTTATCAACAATAGGTCCCATATTAAGATAAATTGAATCAGTATCAGATGCAATAACATAATCAACTTTTTCAGTTTGTAGAATTTTATTTAGATATTCATTCATCTTATTTTCAATCCAACGAATAGAAACCTGACCAGAAAGAGTAATAGCTTCAGCATTTACCAGTTTATAGTAACGAAAATATTGTGATCCAATAGCACCATAAGCAGAGTTAAGTTGAATTTTTCGTGCCATTTGAATGTTGTCACATCTTGCTATCTCTTTTTCTAGAATTTTAGATGGTTTTTTTTCGTATTCTTGCTTTGCCTGAAGCATCTTATTTTTGTAAACAGTACGATCCTTATAGATCTTATC